TATGCCAGCCGTGCAAGGGGAAGGGGACCATCTCAAATCGTTGCCGCTGTAATGGCACCGGCCGCGTGCGTGACCTGGAGAAATCAAACCTTCTCGGCGTTCCGGTCGATAAGACTTGTGAGCGGTGCGCGGGCAGGGGATTCAAACGGACACCAGGCACAACGGCCTACAAAGCGATTGTAGCGCTGCTGCCTGACCTGCAGGAAAGAACATGGAATCGAAATTGGCGACCGCTATATGAGTCGCTGGTGACCAAATGTGAGCAGGAAGAGAATCACGCTAATGCTGTATTCCAAAGAATCACCAGCAAATGAGCATTTTGTAAGCCCCACATAGCTAATGAAAATTTTCTCAATTTGGTATAGCCCCATTACGAACAAAACCTTTTCCGTGCCGGTCACAGTGGTTTCAAGAAATACAGCCAATGGGATACTGAAACAGGCAGGGTTAGAAGAGAAGATTTGAGCCCGCAATGCGGGCTTTTTTGTGTCTGTGACATCCAGCTTAAGATGATTATTCACTGGTAAAATTTAACTTAAGAGAATACTTTTGATGAGCCACATTTGTGGCCTTAACTACACACAGGTATTACATGAAAAAAATATTCGCAATGCTTCTGGTAACCCTTTCTCTCGGTACTTCCGTTCAGGCTTTTGCTGGCAGCTGTCAGCATGATAACGATACTGCATCAGATGGTTCACGTTGCGGTGGAAGATCAGAGGACTCTCGCCCTGGTGGCAAAGGTGTTCGCTGATAAGCAGCCCGAACCTAGAAATATGAATAACGTCTTCTTAAACTAAGATTTGTTCTATTTACGCCATTTCAACCCCAACTCTTGCATTTTGTCCGAACTTGGCGTAATTTATCTCAATCATGGGCGTTTGTGTAGATGAGCGCCTAGAAAAGCTTTGAGAGCCCTGCAGAAATGCGGGGCTTTTTCGTTTCTGTACATCAGGTAAAAGCATCGGCTTGGTAAGCTGGGACATTTCCGGCCAGTCAAAGGGGTTAATGCCCTTACCGAAAAGCTTTACCCTTATTCCTGGCTAGTATCAATAATCGCTGAGCCAGAATAAACAGGAGGAGTGCAGCCTTTCAGTTCGCCATACTCAACATTGCATTCAGAGTAACCACTACCTCTCTTGATGACTATTTCACCGTCATAATTTGATGAGCATGAGCCAACCTGTCCGCTATTAATCTCGCATAAAGAAACCTTTCCATCGCTTCTGAGTAGAGGGGCATTTTTCGTTGATGGATATGGCTGGCAATCGGAGAGATTGCCGACGTTGATACTGCACTGCAAGAGTTCCGCAAGTCCTGAAAAACTGGTGAGCATGCCGGTGAGCATTAATACAACGAAGATTTTATTTTTCATATACATGTCCTTATTGAGTAGTGTCGTCACTATAAAACACTTTCTAGAAGCTGCCGTTCGTAGCCTTTTTTATACCCTAAATTCGGTTGTGAGGACACTCGCAGCGATAAAGGTTTATTAATATCCGAGCAGGTATCACCACGGTCGCTGATTCCTGGGGCTGGATCACAATGTTGTATTTTATTGGTCTAAAAATGGTTAAATTCGCAAATATTGTTAAATGTCATCAGGATTAATCTGAGATGATGAATTCGCCCCTTCAAGAGCTAAGCCATTATGAGTGCCGGAGATAAGCGCCGGGTGGGGCAGGCATTACATCTTTAATTACAGAAGTTATTTGAACCCGCCAATGTGCGGGTTTTTGCGTTTTTGAGGCTGCCAATTTGGTGGCCTTTTCTCGTTTTGGCGGCAAGTCAATCAGCTAACCACTCATCCTTTCGCAAACGGACTGAGCCGCTAAACCCCTCACTACTACGCACCCAACCGGACAACCGGAGGGGGAGATTATGAGAATGGACAAATTGACTACAGGCATTGCGTACGGAGCCTCTGCCGGTAGCGTCCTGAACGGCCTGTTGAATGCATTTAGTCCGGATCAGTGGAACGCTATAGGTGTGCTGGCAGGTATAGCTGTTGCGCTCCTCACATACCTGACAAACCTTTATTTCAAAATCAAAGAAGACCGCCGCAAAGCACTCAGAGGTGAATGATGGCAACTCAGCCTGGTATCAAAAGCAAACTCAGCAAAGCTGTAATTGCTCTGATTATTTCTGGTGCCGGTGCTTCAGCGATCCTCGGCCAGTTTCTTGATGAAAAGGAAGGTAACCGCCTGACTGCTTATCAAGATGGTATGGGCCTGTGGACTATTTGCCGCGGCGCAACACGTGTTGATGGCCGTCTTGTTTACAAGGGAATGAAGCTGACAGCAGCGAAATGCGCCCAGGTAAATAAGCTGGAGTCAGACAAGGCGATTGCCTGGGTAAAGGGAAACGTCACCGTCCCGCTGACGCAGCCACAAATTGCCGGAATCGCTTCATTTTGCCCTTACAACATCGGTCCGGCGAAATGCTTTACTTCGACGTTCTACCGCAAACTTAATACTGGTGATAAACGCGGTGCCTGCTCGGAGATAAAACGCTGGGTGAGGGACGGTGGCAAGGATTGCAATATACGTGCGAATAATTGCTTCGGTCAGGTGCAACGACGTGATCAGGAAAGCGAACTGACGTGCTGGGGGTTGGATGAATAACAATTTATTGATTGTGCTGGCCTTCTTCGCTGGCGCTGCCCTTACCTGGTGGATTGAGGGAATACGCTGGGATGCTGACGTTTCCAAACTTAATGGAGCCCACACCGCAGAGCTGAAGAGACAAAGCGATCAGGCAGTGATTGACCTGACCAACCAGAAGAAGCGTACAGAAGCGGCACAGATTGCGTTGGCGGCGCTGGATGCGAAACACACGAAGGAAATGGCAGATGAGCAAACTAAGAATGAAAAGTTGCGCGCTGATGTCGCTGCTGGTACTCGCCGGGTGCGAATCGCCGCAGCAAACCTTGCTACCTGCAAACTCATCGGGAACGGCACTTCCGGCACCAGCAGCTTGGGCGATGCAGTACAAATCGACCTCACTCCTGCAGGTGGACAGACTGTTCTCGATCTCAGAGCAAGCATTAGCAAAGACAACGAAGTAATAGAGTATCTTCAAGGCTACATCGAGTATTTAGCCAAACAAAGTACACCTTAATGGTCTGAGGTAACCCCATCAATATGAACTGAATGGGATGAATGTTGTGCCATTTTTACAATCTCCCACTCGCTCAGGCTGTATGGCACTGCTTTCTGAATCGCTACAAAATGGCCCTTGTCATGGTTGGCTATATATCCGTCGATGACTGGCGTAAGCATGCAGTTTAGGGGGACTTCAAAGTTAGACTTAATCCATATCAAGAACTTTAAATCCCCCTCGGCCGTAACTTTCAATATTTGCAGGTTATCAGGCGTTAGAAAGATTCCATCCACCACTTTCCATTCCATCTTTTCTACTCTATTGGCATTGTCATCTAACAATAGAGCACAAAATGGTAATTTACTTTAAAAACTTAAAGAAACTTGAGGTAGGTCGAAAGACTTTTTTCAGTCTCAGATAGTCATCAGCAGATTTGCTGGTGGCTTTTTTATTGGAGCATTTATGCAGGTCACTATCGATGGCATCCCGTATGCGCCTGTATGCAATTCGAGTTGAATTGTGACTCAGAAGGGAATCTAGCCATCTAGAATATATTTTCAAATGAAATAGTTAGCAAAGAAAGGTACTCCCAGCAGGGGGCCTTGCCACGGGGCGGCGGACTCGCGGAAAACGGCTAGTTTTCGCGATCTAGGGTCATCATCATCATCTGTGCAGGTTATTGATTTTATTAATACCCAAATTGCAAAGATGTCGAATCGTCTAAAAAGTGTTCACCATCATGGACCAAGAAATCGCCTCACTCAAACTCAACATCAATCAACTTGCAGGGATCACCGGCGTGCACCGGCAGACCGTCGCGGCGCGCCTGAAGAATGTCGATCCCGCGCCGGGCAGTAACGCGAAACTTAAATTATTTTCCGTGACTGATGTGTTGACTGAATTGATGATCCCCACAGTTTCAGGTGACGTCGCTGAAATGACGCCATCCGACCGGCTGGCGCACTGGAAGGCCGAGAATGAGCGGCTGAGTTTTGAGCAGAGCATGGGGCAACTAATCCCCGCGGAAGATGTGGCAAGAGAATTTTCGGTTATGGCGAAAGCCGTCGTTCAGGTGCTGGAAACGTTGCCGGACGTGCTCGAGCGAGATTGTGCTCTGCCGCCGTCAGCCGTGATGCGGGTACAAAATATTATTGATGATCTGCGTGACCAGATTGCGCAGAAGGTCATTGACGCAGAACCGGAGGAGGAGACGTCTGAGGAGGACTGATGGCAAAGCGGGCTTCAGCGCGTGGCATCCGGAGAGATGTACCCGAAATACTTCGCGCACCGCGGCGTATGCTGGTTGCCGATGCGGTCAGCCAATATATGCGTGTACCGATGGGGGCTGGCAACTCCGTTCCCTGGGATCCGAATCTGGCGCCGTATGTCATTGAACCTATGAATTGTCTGGCATCGCGTGAATACGATGCCGTGATTTTCGTCGGACCGTCCCGGACGGGTAAAACCATCGGCCTGATTGATGGCTGGATAGTCTACAACGTTGTCTGCGATCCCTCCGATATGCTGCTTATTCAGATGACTGAAGAGAAAGCGCGCGAACACAGTAAAAAGCGTCTCGATCGTACTTTCCGCAGCAGCCCGGAAGTCGCCAAGCGCCTGAGCCCCCGGCGTAATGACAACAACGTCTACGACCGAACATTTCGCGCCGGTAACTACCTTAAAATCGGTTGGCCCTCTATTAACATCATGTCGTCCTCCGATTATAAGTGCGTGGCGCTGACGGACTATGACCGTTTTCCCGAGGATATCGACGGAGAAGGGGACGGCTTCACACTGGCCTCAAAACGTACCACGACATTTATGTCATCCGGTATGACGCTGGTGGAGAGTTCACCGGGCCGTGATATCCGAGATACCAAGTGGCGGCGAAGTTCACTTCATGAAGCCCCGCCGACCACCGGCATTCTTTCATTATATAACCGCGGCGATCGCCGACGCTGGTACTGGCCGTGCCCGCACTGCGGCGAACACTTCCAACCGGCGAAAGATGTGGTGCAGGGCTATCAGAATATTGTCGATCCGGTGATTGCCAGTGAGGCAGCATTCATTGAATGCCCACATTGCCGCGGAAAAATCATGGCAGACCAGAAGCGCGCTCTTAATCAGAAAGGTGTCTGGCTGCGCGACGGTGAGCAGATTGACCGTCATGGTGTGATTACGGGTACCGCAAGACGTTCCCGCATTGCTTCCTTCTGGATGGAAGGTCCCGCAGCGGCATATCAGACCCTGTCTCAACTGGTCTATAAGCTGCTTTCTGCCCAGCAGGATTATGAGGCCAACGGCAGTGAAGAAACCCTGAAAGCGGTGATCAACACTGACTGGGGTCTGCCTTATTTTCCACAGTCGAGCGTCGAGCAGCGGAAATCCGAAACGCTTATGGCCCGCGCCACCGTGGTGACCAAGCGTACGGTGCCCGACGGCGTGCGTTTTCTGGTGGCGACCGTTGACGTGCAGGGCGGGCGCAACCGGCGCTTTGTGGTGCAGGTGATTGGCTATGGCGCCCACGGCG